TGCTATTTGTCCAATATCTTGAACAGTGCTAATGTGTGTCTTAATAAAGTCCACACTCTGTTTAACTAATGCAATCCCTGCGAGGGTAGTACTGATAGGTTCCATGATAGTTCCTTATAGCTTCATTAACAGGGATGCAGCGAGGCCAACGATAACCACCGTTGACCCCATTATCATTGCTTCCAAACGCCACAAGCGTCTGTCTAAGCCTGATAGTTTGTCTTCTACAGACGCATAACGAACTGCACACTCCTTTTCGTGAGCCTCAAGTTCCAAGGCTACACGCAACTCTGGTGTAACTTCCTGTGACATCTTCATCAGCCAGCGATTTCCGTTACGAATAATCCTGAAGCTTTGAAAGAACCTTGGGCGGTGTTTGGGGTTTCAACATAAACAAACGGTCTAAGTCTAATTGTCTGTGCGCTTGTAGATGCTGGACTAAATATCCCTACGACAAATGTTGAAGGGTAATAGTACCCTGTTGATGAAGTGATGGCAGAGTGCATGTAATGCGGGAAATCACTGTTATCTATAGCAGTCGTGTCATTTAAGGTTATTATCTGACCGTGACCCATTGTGGAAGTAGCATTCATTGATGTCCAACCTACCATTCCATAACAATACAAAATGCTGCTAGTAGACTTAGGTGTGATTGTAACGCTTTGTGCTTCAACGTATGTACGCCCAGCAAGAGTTGCCCCATATAAAACGCTTGCGCCTGTTGCCGCTGTGCCAGTGATACCAATAGTAGCTTGACCGCTTTGTGCATTTGCTTGTTTAAAATCCAGAACACTACCAGTAGGCAAACCAGCAGATGTGACTGCGGTAAGAGACTGATTGTTTAATCTTATAAGTGCCATATCTGTCTCCTATCCTGCTATTTCCATAACGGTAATTGTAGATGTGCCACCAATAATGTAAACTCCGTTAGTTGTGATATGAGGGGAATTCACGGTAAGATTAATGCTGCCAGACATTGAAGCAAACTGCACTTTATAAGTGATTGCGCTTGTTGTTGCGGGGCTGTCTAAATAAGTATGTGACACACCATTCATTTTATACCCGTGATTACCGGAATCACCACCAACGGCAAAAGTTGAATTTGTTTGGAGGCCTGTACCCGCAGTGCTTACTACCATATTTGCGGCATCTCTTTTAACAAAGAAAGCACCATAAACATCTACATTACCACCATAGTTTATATCGCATCTAACAAGTATGTCGCTTGATGCGCTGGTAGGTGTGATTGATACACTTAAACCTGTAATATCTTGTGGAGTGCTGCTAGCTGTATCTTGCTTGTCTGTTTTGGTAGCACTCTTAACTTGAAGAATAGAGCCTGTTGGCATATCTGATCGAGTTAAACCAGCTAGTTTTGCTGATGTCACTGCACCATTACCAATCTTAGCCGTAGTAATAGCACCATCGGTAACGCTACCCACACCCAACACATCACCAAGAGCCACAACAAAGTCGATGCTATCGCTGCCTGTCAGTGCGCTGTCAAATACTAGGTTGCTGCCTGATACTGTGAACGAATCTTGCGGTGCTTGGATAACACCGTTGAGAGAGACTAGCAGTTGATTGGCAGTCTCTGGATAGTATGCCGCAGAACCTAGCGTAAGAGCGTAGGTATCTGTAGCAGAGGCAGTAAGGGCATCCAGCTTGTGGAAGCCACCGCCTACTGGGGATTTTCCTATATATGGCATTATGGTTTCTCCGGCCAAGATACATCATGTATTGATGTGGCACTATCTGTTATATCTCGCAATGCTTGGCGGTATGCTGTCTGGGCAGATGTAGCATCAGTCGTGTCCGACAGAACCCAATGGTCTGTTTCAGCCAACAGCTTGTTACGCTCTATTCTTAATTGTCGCAGTTTATCTTCTGCATACAATTCTGTGCGCTTCGCTTCTATTTCAGATTTTGTTGGCTCTGTAAGGTCTGCATTTAACCACTCAACGGTATAGCTAACCATATCAGCGGCAGTGTGAACTACAAAGTCCTGTAAGTTTACTGCGCCATCAACTAAATTTTCTATTGCTCTAGCTACACTCATCCTTTTTTAACTCCGTAAACCGCTAATCTTCCGTAATTGTTCACTGGGCCTGTACCTGAACCGTATCCACCTGTACCGTTTGTCATAAAGAACCGAATGCCCCTTGCCGCAACTGCACTAGAAAAAGTGACAGCCATGCCGCCGCCATATTCATAATAATCTTGACTGAGGCTAGTGTGCATATGATGACGGTGCCAATAAGAGAATCTAGGTAGAGAATATACATTTCTCAGCCACACCTCTCCTTCAAAATAACCTGTAGCATCCCCTGTATTTGCGCCTAAAAAACAAAAGCCTTCTCCAAAAGAATTGACATACCCTACCGATCTGGGGCTTGCATACTGCAATTTCTCATAATATGCTACCGCACTAAATGTATTTGAACTAAATGTGGGACTGCTAAACTGTTCTGTTGCGCCAGCTACACTAGCCCCCCCTGTTTCTAAAGCAAAACTGAGGTCATTCACTGCCGCATCAGTTGATTGACAGTAATATCTTACACAATAATTTTCATACTGAGAGGTAAAGCAATTTGCAATGTCCAAGTGGTTAGTTCCAGAACTGAAATCTGAAGCTGTTTTTTCATTGACTGCAATAAGTTCAAGACCAGCACCACCACTAACGGTTCCGGTGAACGCAAAGTCATCAGCTAGGTTGACGCTTTCAGCTTGTATTTTCGATAAAGCCATATTTCTACTCCCTCTTTAGGAAACTGGTCCTATCAAATGACCTGTAAAATAATTATAATTTGAATAAACTGTTACGTTACTTCCAACAAATGCTGTTACTTTCTGACCAGCATTTAACTGCAAATTTATTGATATACTTGCGTGGGAAAGATTGGTGGCTGTCAAATACTGTGCGGCTTGGTCTTGAGAAGAGTTACCAGTTAAATATGTAAGCGCATTATCTACTTTAAAAGATAGATTAGCATCGCCAGTATTTCTTAATACGCTGGCAGCAAAATGATAAATCCCTTTTATTGGCGCAGTAAATTCTCCAGTGCTTGCAGAATAACAACTTCCTAAATTGTGTTGAAGATTTAGAAAAACCAAATTTCCGTTGCTTGTGTTATTTGCCAAAGCAGTTGCAAGGAAACTTACTGTATTAACAGGAAACGTAACATATCCACTGCTATCAATACTGATTGCGTCAGTTGTGCCGCCCTTCAGCGTAATGTTTTGCATATCAAGGCTAGTAGCTAACTTAGCAGCAGTAACTGACCCATCAATAATCTTGGCGGTGCTAACAGACGCATCAATAATCTTGGCAGTGCTAACAGACGCATCCGGCGTTACTGTCGTTTGCAAAGCCAGTGAATTGTAGACAACATAAATATCGTCTGTTGCTGCTACAGTGTACCCATTGAGTGTGACTGTAGTTCCTACAACCGAATACGAGGAAGTAGGTTCCTGACGGACGTGGTTGATGTAGAGGTCAATAGCCTCTGGACTAGATACAGCGTGGGTCAGTGTTAGTGTCCCACCTGTTGCGCCAGTCAGGTCTTGCTTAGAGGGAGCCTGAGAATACCCTTCGGTTTGTTGATTACCTATGTAACCCATAGTTTTCTCCCTTATGTTACTGCGGTGCTAATTGCATCAACCGCACTTACCCAACAATCAAGAGAGCTTACGTTTGAACTTTTCACAAACAACCTATCGCCAGACTCAACAACTATCTTTGCGCCACCATCAAGCAACTGCAAAGCACCACCTGCTGCAATAGGTGCGCCTTTGATAAGGTAATGTGCATTATCAACAACAACTGTGTTACCCATGCCATCACCATGCGCTGTGCAATAGTAGTACAACGATGTCGGTGTAGTGTCGGATATGACAATGGTGGTCTTAGCCCCAGCTTGTCCCGCTGTACCTGTAGTGGTTACATCAGTTGTATATGATGAACCACCAGCCGCAGTCTTGAAGGCAATGGTATGACCAGCGTTTGTAGCGTCTGACTGATCAAACACATAAGTAAAGCCTTTGTATAATGTAATAGCTGGCTTGGTTACACCACCTAGTACAAACACACCACCAGCTACTGTAACTGCATAATTAAAATAATCTCCAGCACCTCTATCTAGGGCTGCGCTGGTTAGAAAAGCATCAACCGTAATTGCGTTTGCTGATGTATTCGTCATATGAATACCTACGAGTGCATCTACGGAATTAAAATCTGAGCCATTTGGGATATCGGCTGCGGTTGTGCCTACACCTGTTAATTTGTATCTCATAAAATTCTGTGCCATTTATTACTCCTAAAGGGCTATTGCCATCGCAATGGCGAAACCAGCAATTGCGCCAACCTGTATTGGGTTCCACGATGTTGTGCCTAAGTCATAGACAGACAGGTATTTACCCACGTTGTCGTAATACAAAGCACCGTCAATTAACGCATTATTGTCATTGTCTAGGGCTGGTGGGCTGCTCTTTGCTCCAAGGAATTTATCATCAAATGAGTCAAAGTTAGAGCGAGCGAGTTCGGCGTAGTACTTGGCTGACATGCTAGTACCCTCAACAGCAGTATTGGTTGCATAGCTTGCACCGCCACCTAAAGCCCATTGTTTTGCAGAGCCACTAGTATTTGCAGGTTGATTGCCAATAGAATATTCTTTAGCTGAAAACTCAGAACCATCTACAGTAGTAGCAGTTTCAGTAGCCCAATCTTTAGCGTTACCAGCACCAGCCGTGTTACTTACACCGCCAGTATCACCAATAGCCCATGCTTTAGCTGAGTAACCTAGATTACTTTCCGCATACCCATCAGTTTTAACTGCCCAGTTCTGAGCGTTAGTTTCAGATAATCCCGCCGCAGTCTCACTATTACCAGCAGTTGTCGCTGATGCTGATGCTACACTTTGGTAATGCTTTGCTGAGTAGTCTACAGTTGTGCCATCAGACAGTGTGTACTGTGAGTTAACTGGATGTATAGCAAGCTTAGTAGCATCAGGGATGATGTTACCTGTTGCTGTGGTCACGGCTGCATTAGCCGCCACAGTCGCTGCTGCTGTTGCTGCTGCTGAAATACCATCAGCGTAAGCCTTAGTAGCTGCATCCGTATTAGATGCAGGTGTACCTACGTTGTTGATGACGCTACCACCAGCATCCCACCGATTGGCAGGTGTTAGTGTAATTGAATCACCAGCGGTATCAATAGCTTCCTGTGCTGCGTGGAAGACCTGAATATTACTATCATCCAAGTCTTCTTCAGTAAGTACAGAGCCAGAGGCAAAGTCAATAGCACGTGATACCAAACTAGTAGTACGTCTGACCTGTACCAGTGAGCCAGATGCAACAGGGGATGTTAGCTGTACGCTAGAGCTAGAAGGAAAAGTAAGACCTGTCTGAGCCACACCATCTACTGTTACACTAATCTCAGACTGAGCAGTGAATGTAAAAGGGATACTAAAAGTATCCGTAGTATTATTTGTTGGTTGGTAATTATGATATGAAAAAGCCATGTGTTTTCCTATTAATTTGCTAGTTCGTTAGCAGCTTGGTTTAGTAATGATCTTGCTCCATAGAGTGAGGACATAGGTAGTAGTCTTAGTAGGGAACGTATTTCGGATTCAGTCATATCGCCCTCTGCTATTGCTTTACCTGAGCCTAGTATCTTTT